TGAACATATAGGCAGGGTTTTCGAAATGCTGAAACGACAACCGCGCCCTCCACAGTTCACCGGCGGGTTGGAAGCAAGGCGATTGACTGCGGATATGGCCTTCCGGTTAAAGCAGCTTCAACCGAAGTCCGTGTATTTTGCATACGATAAGCCGGTGGATTATGAGCCGTTGGTGCAGGCGGGCAGGTACATGTTTGAGGCCGGATTTACAAGGCAGAGCCATGTATTGAACTGTTATGTCCTGATCGGTTATCCGGCAGACACATTCTCTGCTGCTGAAAAACGGTTGAACGACACACTCAGGGCAGGTTTTATGCCTATGGCCATGCTGTATCGTGACGAAAGCGGCAAAAATCCGAAAGAATGGAAACGGTTTCAGGAAATATGGACAGACAAAAAACATGTCGGGGCTAAAATGAGGAGTGCAATATAAATATGTAACGCAATAAAACAAAATGACAGACAAAGAAATAAAATCAACAAAAGGATTTACGGTTGAAGACATAAAAAAAATATTCAACATTAGCGACATGCTTGATATGCCGTCAGCAATTATGAAATTATTAGAAGGCGATATGGATACAAGAAATGACGTGTATATGAATATGATTGAGCAGCATGATTTTGATATGTCGTACGATTGGTTTGCTCAAATATATGAAAATGAGTTGGCGCAGCGCAAACAAAATAAGCAGGACTTTACCCCAAACAGCATAAGTATTTTGTGTTCTCGTTTAACAGAAAGAAAAGGAAATTTATACGAACCAACCGCCGGCAATGGCTCCATGATTATTGCCGACTGGGCGCAAAGACGAAACTCTAAAATCTCTCCGCCGGAATACATGACAGCGTGTTGGGAACTGTCGGAACGTTCGATACCCCTGTTGCTTTTAAATTTGTCTATTCGTGGGATTGAAGGATATGTCTATCATGGAGACGTGCTGGAAAAAACAGTCAGGGAAAAGTATGTTTTAAGAAAAGCAAAAAACGGATTTTCGGATATTATAAAAGATTCAACAAACGATATTGAGTATCTGCAGTTCTGTTCCATAGTTTCAAATCCTCCATTTTCGGCAGAATGGAACGCGGCAGACCGGTTTATAACCGACGACCGTTTTAGAGAGTCGGGCATATTGGCTCCAAAATCGAAAGCAGATTACGCTTTCGTACTGGATATGATACACCACTTGAGTAACAGCGGTACAATGACAAGCGTGTTGCCGCACGGTGTGCTTTTCCGCTCCTCTGCGGAAGGCAAAATTCGTCAGTTCCTGATTGAAAAAAAGAACTGCATTGATGCTGTTATCGGATTGCCTGCCAATCTTTTCTTTGGCACGTGCATTCCGACATGTATTCTTGTCTTCAAAAAAAATCGCAAAGAAGGCGACGGCATTCTCTTTATTGATGCAAGCAGGGAATATCAGAAAACGAAAACGAAAAATATACTGCAGGCTGAACATATTGATAAAATCACGGAAACGTACTACAGCCGCAGTGAAATAGGAAAATACAGCTTCTGTGCCACTTTGCAGGAGGTCAGCGATAACAGTTTTAACCTGAATATTTCGCGCTATGTGGATACTTTCGAAGAGGAAGGGGAGATTGACATTCGAGCCGTGATGTGCGAAATTGAAAATCTGGAGAAAAGAAGGGCGGAGTTAGACAGGGAAATTGGAGTGTATTTACGAGAGTTAGGAATTGTATAATGTGGTAAAGATATATCATTATTATAAAATAAAATAGCTATGAATGTGTATGAATTGGCAGATATATGGTGTGAGGATAAAGAACTTTATGTTAAGAAGTCATCTATGTGTGCGTATATGTTAATGTTGGAAAATCACATATTGCCTTATTTCGGCGAAATGGAAACTGTAACAGAAGAAGATGTGCAAAGTTATGTGAATTTGAAGCTCAAGACTATAAGTAAGAAATCTATAAAAGATTCGCTCATTGTACTTAGAATGATTTTAAAATTCGGAATTAAAAGGAAGTTGTATCGGTTGGATTTGAAAGATATTGAATTTGATATAAAATTCCCAACTGAAAACATGGATTCGGGCAGAAAGTTGGAAGTTCACAATAAAGAGGCCATCAAAATATTGACAGATTATATAGTAGATAATTTCTCATTTCAAAATCTGGGTATATTGATTGCAATACAAACCGGCATGAGAATTGGTGAAATATGTGCCATGCAATGGTCGGATGTGGATATTGATAGCGGGGTGTTTCTTGTTGAAAAAACGCGACAAAGGATTTACTATTTTGACAGGTCAATAAATCAGCGAAAAACAGTGTTATTGACCGATTCTACTAAAACAACCCATTCAAACAGGGAGATTCCCATATCGAAACCTCTTTTGAAAATAATAAAACCTTTGATGAAAATTGTAAATCCGAATTGTTTTATTTGCACAAATACTCTAAGGGGAACGGAGCCGAGAACTTTCCGAAATCATTATAAGCGCGTTCTAAATCTGCTTGAAATCCCTTATTTGAAATTCCACGGATTGCGCCACACCTTCGCAACCACGTGTCTTGCCGCAGGAATAGACATTAAAACGACAAGCGTGCTGCTCGGACATTCAAACATAACAACAACAATGAATATTTATATGCACCCCGGTCGCGAAGAAAAACAAAAAGCAATATATAAGCTATTCAAATGAACCGAACAATACAGCAGTTACGCGAAATGCAGGCATGGACTTTATATCAGAAAATCGACCATTCAATCGGCGCAATAGAAAAATTCTGTCGCGATGTCGATAATCCGGTCATCTCATTTTCGGGCGGAAAAGACAGCACTGTATTGATGCACCTTGTCCGCAGCGTGATGAAAAAAGATATACCTGCCGTATTTGTCAACACCGGCAACGAATATCTGGAAATAATCAAATTTGCCACAAAGAAATTCAGCAATACAGGCGTAATACGCCCCAAAACACACCTGCGGAAAATAATCGAAAAGTACGGATTTCCGCTCATATCAAAGGAGTATTCAAAAATGATATATGAGTTGCGGCGCGGCTCCAAACATGCGTCGCGATACATCACAGGCTTTCAATCGGAAGGCAAACCGACAAGTTTCACACTTCCAAAGAAATATCATTTTTTGATAGACGCGCAATTTTCATGCAGTCACAAGTGCTGTGATTTCCTTAAAAAAAGCCCTGTAGCAAAATTAAACAGCATCACAGGCGAGATGAGCGTAGAAAGTTTTTTGAGAGAAAAATCATGGTTGCGAACAGGCTGTAACAGTTTCGGCATATACTCAAAAAGCAAACCTCTGTCAATATGGACAGAGCGTGATATATGGGAATACAAGCGACTTTTCGACATTGATTTTTGCGAACTGTACGACGACCCTCGAATTGTGCGCACAGGCTGTATGTTTTGCGGTTTCGGAGCAACTTTCGAACATTTAAGCCGTTTTGAAGTGCTTAAAGAGCGCCATCCAAAAGTATATGATTATTTCCTGAAAATCGAAAACAGCGGAATAACATACTGTCAGGCGCTTAACGCCGTCGGCGTAATTCTTCCCGATGACACAGGCTATCAGCATAATATTTTCAGTAACAGACAAAAATAGACTTTGAGCAATGAAAAAAGAAAAATCAAAAAAATTTAACAATCAATAAAATGGAAAAAATAAATACAATTGCCGACGCTTTGTCGGAATGGATTTTGGCTCATTCGGAAGAAGAACAAAACAAGCCATATTTATCAACAGCAGGGGAAAATTACACTCTTCGGGATATACTGACCGAAGTGCGAAACCAAACAGATTTAGGCAGAAGAATAGAGAGGGGTATAATATTGCTTGCAATCGAATTATTTGCACGCAATAAAAAACTATTAAACGACAAATAAAGAATGAACGGAAAAGCAATCAAAATGCCTACCGGCGCGGCAGCGGAATACGCTAAATACGCCTGTAACTTTTACAAAGGGTGCTCAAATTCCTGCACCTACTGCTTTAACAGGCGATGGGGGTGGGGCAATGTTCCAACGCTAAAAAAATGTTTCAAAGACGAAACGCACGCTCTGGAAGTATTTAAAATGGAATTGAACGAAAACCTGCCAGAACTGCAAAAACATGGGATATTCTTCTCGTTTTCAACCGATCCGATGCTGCCGGAAACATTAATACTAACTTATAGGGCATTAGTTGAGACCTGTTGGAATCGTGTCCCGGTAAAAATCCTGACAAAAATGTCCCGTCCGTTTCTGTGCAACGGATTTTTTGAATGTGTGCCTCCAATCGCAAAGTATTATGTATCTGTAGGATTCACTCTCACGGGACACGACGGGCTTGATCCAAACGCATCCCCCAATGTCGAACGCATCCAGGCCATGCGCCGCCTCCACGAAGCGGGGTTCAAGACGTGGGCATCGATTGAACCGGTTATTGACATTGAAAGCAGCATGAAGATGATAGAGCAAACAAGCGATTTTTGCGACCTCTATAAAATTGGCTTATTAAGTCGCAAAAAATATGATAAAGATGAGTTGAATTTTTTTGTCAGAAATCTTGTCTATGATTTTACAGCAGATTGCGAAATGGGCAATTACCCCATAAACTATGAGCAAAAATTTTATTTCAAAGACAGCCTCTTGCAGCAGGCCGGCATCAACCGCGCTGATTTGCCTTCAAACTGTGTCGACAGAGATTATAATATTTTTGAAGTAATAAAATGAAATCCAAACTCCTCATATTAGCCGTTACGCTCTTATTTTCTTCCGCCCCGGTCGAAAACACAGCCCACATTGTCCCACCTGTCCCTGAAATGTCAATGGCCGACAGCGTCAAGTTGCTCATTAAACAGATGAACATCGCCCACCCCGACATCGTATTCAGGCAGGCACAGGTCGAAACGGGACATTTTACATCCGCTGTCTTCAAAGAGAACAACAACCTTTTTGGGATGAGGAGGGCGTATTCCAGACCGCATGTACAAACAGGCGAAAACAGAGGTTACGCAGTATATGAATCGTGGAAAATGAGTGTAGCGGATTACGCTTTGTTTCAGGCATGGAGCGCAAAACGATTAGACAGACAGGCCTATATTGAACTGCTTGGAAGAACCTATGCGGAAGACAACGAATATATCAACAAACTAAATATTAAATAATTATGAGAATGACAAAAGCATCGGCAGAAGATATAGAAAAGACGCGTAATTTTCTGCATTTTATGGAAACGCTATTTGATACACGCTCGTATCGTTTGGGCAATAGAGACTGGGAAAATGCTTTCTCCGAAGATTCAGAGGAATACGGGATTTTAAAACGCAATCAGAAAGAAATAGCAGAGATGGATGGATGCAATCCCGATGGAGTAGATGACCGTCTGGTGATTTACGAGGCTATTAAAGAATTGTACAAACGTTGTGATTGCAGGTGGGGGCGGGTTGTATGGGCTGCAAGTATTCTTATTGATAATTGCTGTGACCCGTCAAAAGACTATCTTGCATGGCATCCCGTTTTTGAGAGGGCAATAGAAAACGGATATTTTGGGGAGTGAAAGAGGCATTATGGAACAGGAAAACAACCCCCAACGCTGCACCGCCGGTGATAAAACCGAAAACTGGTTAACCCGCAATCAGGTAAAGGAAATACTCAGGCTTTATCCTGATCATCCGGCTGCCATGATTGCAGCGCAATTCGGACAGCCGGTTAATAAAATCTATATGACGGCAAAACGGTACGGCGTGCAGAAAAGCGAGGCGTTTCGTAACTCTCCGCTCAGCGGACGTATACGGAAGGGGCAAAGACTGTCGCCCGGCACTGAGTTTAAAAAAGGCCGGATACCGCCGGTAAAGGGCAAAAAACGCGCCGACATTCGCAAAAGCAGGGAGGAGCGCAACAAAAACCTGTCGACGCGATGGAAAAAAGGAAACAGGCCGCATACAACAAAACATGACGGGGCGATTTCTGTCCGGCGGGTCATCCGTCCGAACGGGGTCATGCGTTATAAATTCATACGAATATCAGAAGGCAAATGGGTGTTTTTAAACAGGTATCTATGGGAAAAAACGCATGGAGCTATTCCCGCAGGGGACAATGTAGTTTTTAAGGATGAAAATACGTTGAACTGTACCATTGAAAATCTTGAGTGTATTTCCAACGCGGAATTAATAGAAAGAAACAGGGGCACCCGTTATCCCCTGGATTTGAAAAGGCTGATCAGGACAAGAAACAAACTGCAAAAAACATTAAAACAGCAAAACGATGAATAGTGGTATTACGCTTACGGATGTACGTTGCGAGGCAATGGACGTTATCCGCAAATTAAAAAACAGTGAAATAGATGTGAAGAATGCTCAGACAATAAAGGGACTTCTCGACACAATTATCGACACGGCAAAAACGCAGGTCGAATTTCTCAAGGCAATTCCCAGTGCCGTCAAAGAGCATCTTTCGGCCAACGAGGTAAAGGCTATTGCCGGTACGCTGCAAGACCGTGACGCCGAACTTGATTTAAGCCTGAAAGAAATAGAAGACAGAAAAAAAACAATATACCATTCATAAAGGTAAATATTATTAACAATTTAAAAATTAACAAAATGGAAAAGTATCTTGGAAAAGAGTATGCAGACAGGGCCGACCGCACAGCCTTTTTAAAAGACAGTTGCGACGGAGTAGAACAAAAGGGCTATATGAAGCCTTACACGCCGGATGAATTGCAGGGACGCAAAGAAAAACTGGTGGAACTTTCAATCAAAATCGAAGAAACGGAAAACGAAAAGAAAAACGCTTTGAAAGGTTTCAATGCGGCGCTTGATCCGATGAAGAAAGAAAGTAAAGAAATGGTCAGGGATATTCGGCAAAAGGCTGAATATGTACATGAAATCTGTTACAAATTTGTTGACAGAGAGGAGCGCGAGACGGGCTATTACAATGCGGACGGCGACCTGATCGAATGTCGCAGGGCAACCGCCGACGAACTGCAGGCAATACCGTTTTCCGTTCAAATGAAAACAGGAACAGACGATTAATTGTTGGCATTTAATTATAAAGAAATGGGATCAAGAACAAATTTTGGAATAGCGACATATTGGCGTAATGATTTATCAAATATATGTACGATTATGCCCTCATTGTCTCAAAAATATTTTTACCCTGAAGATGTTCAGCGTGGAATAATCGACAATGTTAAAATAGACATACAGGAAGTAGTAAAAGATGTTTCAGGATGGGAGGGGGACAGTTGGACTAAAACCGCACAGGAATATTTACCCACCATTATTCTCTTGCAGTCTGATTCAAGCGATAGGGGATCATTTGTCATCAACTACTTGAAGGCGGATAATGGTAAGGTATTTTATCGTGTATTTTCGTTCGATGAATATAAATCGGCAGATATAACGGAAATAGAAAAAAATTTAAGAAATGAAATGCAAAGTGGTATTTCTGATAATCATACTAAAGAGGAAGCTGATTTAATTAAGTCATTACTCATTACTATATTAATAATTAATTTTTAAAAAAATGCAAAACGAAAAAATTCAAATCGTTCTCGGCGACGGAGTGAAAGAAGCCGAAGTAACCCTCAGAGAGGGGGCAGCAGTAAAGTATATTGACCCGAAACCGCCTGTTCAGACGGAATTGTCGGGCGTAATCGGTGCGCCGCTTGAATACCTTGCTAAGCGCGTCGAAACCGGACAGTTCGCGCAGGAACGTTCGCATCTGATTGTCGATCGTGAAGAAATCATGTTGACGCTTGTCATCAACGAAGACAACTGGTATGAGCGCGGAAAGGTAGAAGGAGCGTTAAGGGTGCATCCAATGTTTAAGAAGTTTGGTATCAATACTGGAAAAGTGTGGACTCCTGTAGAGCTTGGTAAGTTTTTCAAAATGAGCCGCGCCTTTTTTCCTGACAGGAATGAAAACATGAAACTGGTATCTCACCTGATGAATTTCACGGGAACGGTCAATAGCAGGATTGAGCGGAGCGTAAAGGAAAGCGGCGACCGCGCGGACAGCTTTGTACAGGTTGTCAATTCCAATCTGCCGCCGAGTTTCGTGCTTCGGATTCCGATTTTCAAGGGAATGCCTGCCGAAACAGTCGAAGTGGAAACGTTTGCGCAAATCGATGGTCGCGAAGTATCCTTTACGCTGATTTCGCCCGGCGCAAACCAGACAGTGGAAGAAATCAGGGACCATGTCATTGATGAACAGTTGAAGCAAATCGTCGCCATTGCGCCCAGAATTGCCATTATTGAAGTGTAACAAAAGTGGGAATTGTCCGCTTCGCGTGGATGATTTCCATTTAAAATCAGATCAATGAGTAGAGAAGGAATGAATCCGGTAAGTGAAGTTTATAATATGGACTGTTCTGAATATATGCGTACCATACCGGACAAATGGTTTGACCTGGCAATCGTCGATCCGCCGTATTTTGCAGAAGCAAATTTACATTATTTTCATGGGGGTACAGTTACAATCCGTGGTATTCGCAGAAAAAATTACCATAGAAGTTGTGCGTGGAATGTTCCGTCTCAAAAATATTATGATGAACTTTTGCGTGTATCAAAAAATCAAATAATTTGGGGTATAAATTACTTTAAATTCGATAACATCCCTTTCGGTCGTGTAATATGGGATAAAAAAAGGGCAGGACTAATAGACTCATTTTCAGACGCTGAAATAGCATCGTGTTCACTTATTAATGGCGTTCGCATGTTCCGCTACAGGTGGGATGGAATGTTACAGGAAAACATGAAGAAAAAAGAAATAAAAATACATGTAACTCAAAAACCTGTTGCTCTTTATAAATGGCTGTTAGATAAATACGCAAAACCAGGTGATAAAATATTTGACAGCCATCTTGGTTCCGGCAGCAGCCGAATAGCCTCCTATAAAATGGGCTTTGATTTTTACGCAACAGAGATAGACGAGATATATTTCAATGCACAGGAAGAACGATTCAGGCGCGAATGTCACGGAGAATATAGGGAAAGCAGCGGACAAATCATAACGCAAAAACAATTATTCGATGAATCATAAAAAAACATATTTGCAGTGAGTAGAGACAGTTTTGTTTTTTACAGAAGTTTTTACGAGGCAACCAGAGATTTGCCGAGAGATGTTCAGGGAGAAGTGTACACGGCCGTAATGGAGTATGGTCTATATGGTATAACAACTGAAAATCTAAAGCCTGTTGCTCGTTGTATTTTCACGCTTATTAAACCTCAGATTGATGCTAATAACGCAAAGCGTAATAATGGTTTAAAAGGTGGAAGGCCGCTAAAAAATAAAACCGAACAAAAACCTGATAATAACCAAAACGAAACCAAACAGGAACCCAATGTAAATGTAAATGATTTAAAAGAAAAAACTCTAAAGAGTAAAAAAGAAAAGAAAGATTTTGATTTGAGTTTTATTGAATCTGATAATTTCCGTGAATTATTCTCTGAATGGCTGGATTACAGAAAAACGCTTAAAAAGGAGTACAAGTCTCAAAAACAGGTAGAAATCGCATTTGGAAACCTTCTGAAAAAGGGGAACAGCGACTTTGAAACATGTAAAACAGTTGTATATGAGAGTATTGGTAACGGTTATCAGGGGTTATTTGAACTAAAAAAGACAAATTATGGAAAAAGACAAGAACAGGCACAGCCCAAAAGGACATACCCTGTCCTCAAAGCTCCTACCGAGTGCGATTGAGTTGGAGAATATCGTACTCGGTACGCTCCTGCTTGAAAGTACAGCCATCGACCGCGTGGCGCACTTTCTCAGGAAAGAAGCGTTTTATAACGCCCGAAACGAAGCGATATATGCCGCAATCCTGCAAATGTATGATGGCGGCGACAAAATCGACATGTTGACGGTCTGTCAGAAACTACTCAAAACCAACCCGGAGTATGATGACTGGATTTTGACTGTTACCGGCTTAACGCTTGGCGTAGCATCAACCGCACATCTTGAACACCATGCCATGCTGCTTCACGACAAGATGATTGCACGCAGAGTGATACTGCACTGCAACGTAACGGAATCCAAAGCGTTTGAAGGTTCGACGGATATTACCGAAGTGGCTAATGAAGGTTTAAGGGGATTTGAAGAAATTGCGACCGATACGGCATTTAACAGCAATGAAATCAGTATCGGACAGGCGGCGTTGCAGTCCGTTCAACTTTACAACAACCGTAAAAAACTGGCTGAAAGCGGCGTGAAAAGCGGCATAGAGACCGGATTGAAAGACTTGAACTTCAGCACTAATGGCGGATGGAAACCCGGTCAACTGATAATACTCGCAGCGCGTCCGGCGATGGGCAAAAGCGCGTTGATGCTCCATTTCGCCAAACAGGCTGCATTGTCCGGAACTCCTGTAATGATTTTCTCTCTCGAAATGGATGTGCAGTCGCTGACTAACCGGATGATGTTGTCTGTGTCCGAATTTGACAGTTTTCGTTTTGCATCCGGCAGACTTTCGCATTACGAAGAGGAAAGTTATTACAAGTCGGTGGATGACATGCGTGCGCTGCAAATCACAATTGACGACACGCCAAACGCGACCATACAGCAAATCAAAATCAAAGCCAGAAACGCCAAAAGAAAAGGCTTGTGCGGTATTGTTTTCATTGACTATCTGCAACTCGTTGACATGCGCCATGCGAACAAAGCATACAATCGCGAACAGGAGGTGGCGCAAACAAGTCGCTCCGCCAAAATCATGGCAAAAGAACTTGATGTGCCGGTTATATTGCTTTCACAACTGTCAAGAAACGTGGAAGGTCGGTCAAGCAAAAGGCCGTTGCTGTCGGATTTACGCGAATCCGGCGCCATCGAACAGGACGCCGATATTGTCATGTTTATTCATCGCGATGAATATTACGGCGACAGCGACGGCGACACGAAAGGTAAGGGAACATTAATCATCTCAAAGCAGCGCGACGGAGCCGTCGGGGACATTATTTTCCGCTACAATCACAATCTTACGCGGATAACATCGTATGATGCTCAAAAGCAATTATCATCTGATGCTCAAATACCATTTTAACTAAAAAACAAAAACAATATGAATGTAACAGTAACAGTAGAAAAAAAGGGCGAAATAGAAGCCATTATGCGAAAGTTCAAAAACGAACTGTCTGATAATGTCATCCTCTCCAAAACAGCAAAAGCAATGAATGGCATAATGAAAATGGCAATATCCAATAAACAGTCAGGCATCAATGCCGTACTTAAAAAGGAAACGACTATAAAGACCAAATATCTAACACGCATTGCTGAGGTTAAGCCAAAAGCCACACGTAATAATCTTTATGCAGGGATATATCTTAAAACATCATCTATTCCTATGATAGCATTTCAGACTACACCGTCAACTCCCAAAAAGTCTAAAAAGTCTAAAAAGTCTAAGAAGTCAAAAAAGTCGGCGTCAAATACAACCTCAAATCCGGGTGTTACTGTATCAATATACAAAGGTAAGAATATAACTCTCAGACATGCTTTTATTGCCAAAATGAAGGCGGGGAATAAGGAGCATAATGGGGTGTTTGGAGAGGGCAGATATACTCATCGTAAAAGGAAGAGCGATTGGAAACGTGCAAAGGAGTTGCCTGCAGGACATGGAATAGGAAAAAGGTATACGAATACACAACAGCTGACAAAATCCGGAAAGCGGAAGAAAATAAAAGCCATAACGGAGGCGTATACGGCATCACCCTTCACGCTTGCTGTCGGGCAAAGAGTGTCATCTCAGGTGAATGAATTTATCAATAAGCAGGTAGTAATCGAAGTAGAGCGATTGCTCAAGGTTGCGGCAGATAATATAGCGAGATAGCGTCATGGTTTTTGCAAAAATCAGTTTGAAATTTTTTCTTAGGTTCTTCCCGTCTGTCCGGAAAGCGGGTAGGCTGCACCGCGTTTCATATTTAGTTAGAGTGTTTTAAATTCAGTTAGTTAAATAATAAAATAAAAAATATATGCAGGTTTTAGATACAGATTATAAAATGTTAGTTGCAATTTTCGGAAGCAGAAAAATAGATGCTGATTTTGCATACAGCACATTGATTGAAAAGATGATACCGGAGAACGAATATATAACAAGCGGTAATATTGAAGGGGCAGCGAAAGTTGGAATTCAAGTGGCAAGGGAAAAGGGATTGAAAATAACTTGTTATAATTATAAGGCGCTGGGATATTTTAAAGCGTTACAAGACATTGATGCGAAGAAAAAAAAAATGGTTACAGCGTGTGATTGTGCTATCGTGTTATGGGATGGGGAAAGTACGGGAACTAAAAAAGAGATAAAAATGCTCAATAAGCAAAACAAACCATACGAGCTTTTTCTGCATAACGCTAATAAATTGATAGACCCCAACGAGTTGAACTTAACGTAGTATGTTATGGCTGAAAAAATAGAGTGGTTGATTTTGGAAGAATATGCCAAAACGTTAATGGTTTCTCCACAGGCCGTAAGTAAGGCAATAGACAACGGACGTATACCGCCGTCTGCTGTACGTATTGAAAAGTCGATCAGTCGTGGAGGTGGCAGACAGAATAAAAACATTTGGATTAATACCAAAACTGCTAATATTGCGTGGGTCAATACGGAAAATGCAAGTCAGGGACGGCGTCCCGAAGAAGCCATTGCCAGGGTTGAAGAATTGCGAAAAGAGTTAGGCGTAGAAAGCGGAGCGTTCTCCGTTTCACAACCAACTGACAACCCCATCACGTTGCATGAAGCGCAACGGCGTGAACGAGCGGCAAAGGCTGAGATGGCCGAACTTGAGTTATTGAAAACACAAGGATCGCTTGTACAAAAAGATGTTGTTTATAAGCAGCTTTTCGAGGCAGGTCAGCAACTTCGCGATGCAATCATGGCAGTGCCGGGCAGGATAACATCCGAAATAATTGCTGCAGGAGGCAATCAGACACAGATTAGAGAAATAATAACCGAAGCCCTTGCAACCTCACTGGAAGGGTTAGCGGATATTTATTCGAAAAAAATAGGATAGATGGAAACATGCGCAGATGACATATTGCCTGTTCCGGCAGATGAAGAAACGATCGACCTGAAATATATCGAAGGTTTTTTTTACGGATTGAGGCCGGTTGAACGAATTACCGTATCGGAGTGGTCGGATAAATATCGTTTCCTTTCAGGCATAGCATCTGCGGAGGCAGGTCGTTACCGCACCGACCGTACCCCCTTTTTACGTAAGATAATGGATTGCCTGAGTGCGTTTGAGCCTTATCGAAAAGTGGTTGTTATGAAAGGCGCCCAAATTGGATTTTCCGAGGCGGGATGTAACTTTATCGGCTATTCGATGCACATTGCTCCGGCTCCTACTCTTTTTGTGCAGCCTACGGATATGATGATAGCCCGTCTGTCTAAAACGCGCATTGACCCGCTTATCTCTGCCTGTCCCGAATTGGCGTCCCGTGTAGCTGAGCCTAAGAGCCGCGATGGAAAAAACACCGTTAATATGAAGGCATTTCCAGGGGGTGTGTTAGTCCTTACTGGCGCTAATTCCGGTGCAGGTCTGCGTTCCATGCCTGCCCGCAACCTGATACTTGACGAGGTAGACGCCTATCCCCAGGACGTGGACGATGAAGGCAGCCCCATTGATTTGGCGATTGCCCGTACACGTACATTCCCGAACCGAAAAATACTGATTGGAAGTACCCCGACCGTATCCGGTCTGTCCGCCATCGAACGGGAGTTCCTGGAAACAGACCAAAATTATTACCATGTTCCATGCCCTCACTGCGGAGACAAACAGAAACTTGTATTTGAGAATCTTAAATGGGATGACGGGAATCCGGAAACGGCTCAATACGCCTGTGTCCACTGCGGAGCTTTAATCGAAGAAAGATATAAAATACAGATGTTTGCCGATGGCGAATGGATACCGGAAGCGCCGGAAAAAGCCAACAGCGAGGTAATCGGATTCCATATCAGTTCCCTTTATTCGCCCTACGGATGGCAATCCTGGTCAGACATTGCGAGGCAATTCATTGAATCCAAAAACAGTCAGGGAAAACTGAAAGTTTTTATAAACACCGTATTGGGTGAAACATGGGCGGAGCGCGGAGATGCTCCTGAGTATAAAAACATTTATAACCGCCGTGAGGAATACCGTTTAAACGAACTTCATGCGGATATATGTTTCCTCACAGCCGGAGTGGACGTGCAGAAAGATCGCGTGGAATTTGAGATTGTCGGATGGTGCAAAGATAAACGTTCCTATTCGATAGATTACAGGGTGATTGAAGGCGATACAGCCGATGTACCTGTGTGGAACAGGCTGGCAGAACTGCTTGATGAACGATGGAAAAGGCCAAACGGATTATCTTTGCCGCTTCGCATGATGGCCGTAGACAGCGGTTACAACACCTCGCATGTGTACGCTTTTTGCAGGCGATTTTCCCCTGACCGCGTGGTGCCTGTAAAGGGGCAGGACAGCTTGGGGATGGTGTTTTCCTCCCCCAAAACAGTAGATATAACACGCGCCGGAAAAAGGGTGGGGCGTGTGAGGCTTTACGGATGCGGCAGTTCTTTCCTGAAGTCGGAGCTGTATTCGTGGCTTCGCCTGGAAAAAGACGAAAACGGCGTGGCTCCTCCCTGTTACTGTCATTTTCCGCAGTATGCAGAACACTATTTCAGGGGACTCACAGCCGAAGAGCAGGTGAAAAAGATTGTAAAAGGGTATACCGTCTATGAATGGCACAAAAAATATGAAAGAAATGAGCCGCTTGATTGCCGCGTTTATGCACGTGTTGCGGCTTCCATTATCGGGTTGGACAGATTGAGGCCTGAGCAGTTGGAAATGATAGGAGGAATAGCCACTCAACTCGCACTGAATTTTGATATGAAAAGCAATTCCGGAAAGCAGGAAAACACGGCTCCGGGCAGGAAAAAAAGAGAGTCAATTTGGAACTGATATACGCAAATTTACGTACATTTCAGCCTGATATACGCAAATTTACGTACATTTTCAACCCCAAAAATTTTTCAATGTAAATAGTCCGTATATTCGCCGTATGAGATTCACGGTTGAACAGTACGAAAAGTTAAAGAAAGCAATTTCCGAAGGCGTCCGCTCCGTATCGTACGGGGACAAAACCGTCACGTACATGTCCATGGAAGAAATGTTAAAAGTTCTTCGGATGATGGAGGAAGAGTTGTTTCCGGAGCGTTTCGCCCGTCGCCGCAGAGTCGCTGAAATTGACAGAGGCTATAATACAGATAATTGATGAAAATATTCGGGTACGAAATCAAGGTAAAGAAAACGCACGCACGCGATTACGAAGCGGCGGACAAGGGACGTCGCGGAAAAGCCTTGCGTGGCGCTAAGCCAACCGGCCCGAATATTGAAATCTCACATGTCATTCAAGATTTACGCGCCCGCTCCCGCCACATGGTCAGGAACAACGGATGGGCAAAGCGGGCGGTCGAAGCGGTTGTAAAGCATACGATCGGCGAAGGAGTCAGACCGGCTCCATTGGCAACAAAAGAACTGAACCAAACCATTAAACAGTTGTGGAGGAGGTGGGCAGAAACAACAGATTGCGACTTCTATGGAAAAACAACGTTTTACGGATTACAGGAACAGGCCATGAGGGCCATTGTTGAAGGCGGCGACATCATTATCATTCTACACAGAACCATACCCGAAGGTGACGGATTGCCTCTCAAACTGCAACTTTGCGAGGGTGATTTAATCGACCACACACAAAATGGAGTAAACGAAAAAGGTGTTGCCCGGCTTGGCGTTCAATATTCCGAATCAGGCGAACTGTTGGGATACTGGCTGTTTGATTCCCACCCCGGCGATATTGGATTCTATGCCAAAGGTTTAAGGCAAAGCGAATTTTACGACAAAAAAGATGTGTTACATGTGTTTGAAATTCTCAGAATCGGTCAGGCGAGAGGCATACCTTTCGGCATTGCTTCTTTTATGAAGATGAGCGATTTTGGGGACTACGAAGATGCACAATTGATAAAGCAAAAGGTGGCCTCCTGTATGGCTGCGTTTGTAGCAGGTAGCGAAATGCCTGTTGACCCAAACAATCGGATAGAAAAATTAGAACCGGGTCTGATTGATTATCTGGGCACCGGTGAAACAATCGAATTTGCAAACCCGCCCACCGTCGGCGACTACGATCAGTATAGCACACGCATTTTGCAGGGTATCGCAGCCGCCTACGGCATTACATACGAAATGCTTACGATGGATTATTCCAGGGTGAATTTCACAAGCGGAAGAATGGCAAAGATAGACGTGACAAATAACTTTCGCAGTTGGCAGTACAATATGATTGTGCCTCAGTTGTGCAGTCCGATTTGGGAATGGTTTATTGACGCCTGTTTAATGACCGGCGCACTCGGCGAGCGTATAATGGCAGACTGGACTGCCCCGCGTGTGCAGCAACTTGACCCTGTTAAGGAAACAAACGCCCGTGTATTAAGCATCAAGGCAGGATTAAACACGTTGAGTGAGATAATCCGTG